CGTTATAACTCTCTGTAACATTAGATACTAATCCACCAAACACATGCATTCCGGCGTTCCTAAGCATACTGCTTGATCGCATGTCCTTATAATGCTGTTCGGATAGATCTATTTCATCTAGACCAAACTGCTTCATTTCTTCTCTTACTATAGCGCTATTAACCTCTTCGTCATCTGCAAACAATTTCACAAACTTGTTATTGTTAAGCAGTGAATTTAATGGGCCGATTAATTCGCCAGGCTTCCTAGTCTTGCTCCTTATATACATGTGGATGCCGTCCATAGGCTGAACTATAGACTTACCCAAATAGTGCGATCTGAGCTGGCGGCGAGCATATATCACATCATCATTCTTATTGTCAGCCTTAATAGATCTATTCATCGACTCAACTTTAGCAACATATAAGTCCAGAAGATTAAAGATTCTTGTTACCAGCCTGTCTTCTTCTACACCTAGACGCTCTTCTACTGGGAGCTGCCCTAGAACAATGCGAAAGTTATCTTTATTGAATGGCTCCGGTATGGTTGCCACAGATCCAGTAACTTTGTTAGACGCTATAGATGTTGGGTTAATTTCGAAAATTATTTCTGTAGCATCGGATGTTGTTAGTGGCGCGGCATTCTGCCCAAGCCCAAAATTATTAGCTATCTTGTTTTTTCGCAACTTCTTTAGCTCATTATCCTTCTCCCGCACTTCTTCAAGTATAGCAGCTGGCCCCCTGTTGGCACCGCCTATCAATCCATCTATACTACCAATACCATTAAATAGATCATCAAACTTCTTTGTTATACTTGCCTGTTCCCGGGTTGCAGCACTAAGAGACGTTTCAACATCATCAGTAGATATTTTAGTAAGATTATAAGGATCCTGAACTGTGAATGATACACTTCCCTCATCACCCTCAATGCCTAGCGACGAATTCATATCACTCACCAGTGTTAACTCAATAACCCCGCTACCTCTTCCGACATTTACTACATCAGCATCATCACCATCAACAACCCAGTTAGTTTGTGTTGCGTGACTAGTTTTTCTAACCATATCGGCTACTTGTTGCATACTTTCTAACATATCCTCTAGATCTGAAATGTCGCTCTTCAGTCCATTAATCTCAAGTTGTTTTAGTACAGAGGCATCTCCACTCAATGTCTTTAGCTCTGTCTCAGCAACATCTATAGAATTTCTATTAAACTCTCTAAGTATTTCCCTGGTTTGATCGACTGGTAAGGCATCAAACTCAGAATCTTCTGACACCAATCTTGATAGCTTGGTCAAAGCTTCGTATGCTGCTAGCTGCGAGCATTTCTTCTCAAATAATATCTTTGTGGCCCTTAGGTATAGCTTCTCGCCACTATCCATAAATCTAGTATCATTTTCGGCCCGCAGCGACCAAAATGCTCTTTTCTTAATATATACAGTAAGATGCGGTTCCTGAGTAGTAATGCGCCTAGTTTGGATATCGTCAACATTGTCAACGGTTGATCCCAAGAATGCTGTACCGGGAACATTGGAGAACCCAGAGTCTACAAATACATTTTCCTTTTGTGGCCGAGGAATTCCGCCTGGCTTTCCAGATAGCCTGTTAAAGTTATCTGTTATGCCTTCTTTTATTCTACTAAACTCCTGTGTCATCTTAGTAGAAAAGCTCTCTGCATGATTTTCTCTTACCCCAGCATCACTGCCAAAAATAACTGCCATTTTTAAATCCTTATATTAGTAATCCACTTCGTATACTAGAACTTGAAATTGCCCCTGAGGCATCCACACCGGCCTGCGATAATAACGAGCTTCCACCAAATGTGTACGGAGCATTCTCCGGGTGGAATTGCTGCGGAGCTTGTTGCTGTAGCCCAATAGCACTTCGTATTGCATTGCCCGTAGCATTCAACAATTGTCCACTCAAATCATCAGCAAGAGGCTCACGATGCCACGGCATAAAGTTATCACGCTTTCCTCTAATCTCAGTTGCAGTAAATGATATATTGTAATCAAATAACCCTAGCTTATTAATACTTTCGTTCATAGTGAATGCCTTGAAATATCCTCGGTACTGAACCCCTTGATAAAACAACATCACGCTTAAAGCCAATGACGCTAGCGACGGACGTAGAATAAAATTTCTTCGTCGTATAGCTTTTGATATTCTCTCGATTGCATTACCAGCCTCACTACTTTCAAGCTGGGCAGTTTCATCATGTAATTCCTGTAATTGTGTAGCAGCAACTAGCTCAAACGTTCTGTTCTCTGCTCTATAAATATCTCGCAGCACATTAATTCCGGCAACCCCAGCAGAACCAGTAGTCCCTCTTAAAGTAAGCTCTGTCAAATTATCACCCCAGTACTGTACTACAAATCCGCCCTTAGTACGAGTAGCCTCTATCTGTTTAGATTCATTAACAGAAAACTCTTCTGGATTTATATACATTTGTACATTGGTCCCATTTGGTAATCGCCACGTCATAACCTGTCTATTACGATTAGATATCCCATTGGCCATACGTACATTTGGACCAGATGATAAAGCGCTCAGTGCATCACCAACAGCTCCAGCTTGTTCTACTGCAAGTGCGTGTGGCCCCTTTATATTATCGCCTGCCGCTGATGCCGATGCCGCAGCGCCTGCCATACCTGTTCTGAAGTTAGACATATATACTCCTCGCTATTAGCGTTCAAGTCCTGTTACATTCTTCTCGTGTTTAATTTCGCCCTTAATCTTTTTTGACATTGCCTCTTTATCTATCGTAATCTTTACAGACTCTTCTCCCCCGATGACATTTATCTTTACATCTAAATCAACAGGACCGAAGTCCACACTCAATTTTCTCTTTTCTTCCACAGCTACTACCTTGTTCACTGGAGCCTGTGGAAACTGATCTGGCGCTGGCAACTTAGGACCTACACCTGGCTGATCGGAGAACCTGCCTCTATTGATTGCCGGTAGAAGATCACGCTGTTCAGGCTCTTTTTCTTTTAGCGAGGCCGTCACTTCGTTAAACTTTTTAATAAGCTCTTGAACTTGTTCGTCCGATATTCCACCAGACCTCATATCTCTAACAGCTACACTGGTACGTTGAAATTGCTGGCCCAATGAAGATGTAGGCCTGTCATCTGTACCACGAGCAGCAGGTGTTGGCTCACGAGGTTCTTTAGACCTATCTATATCACGAACAGTAGGCGTTGTATCACGGGGCTCTTTAGATCCTATTGAGGCATCAATAGCTTTGCCCAGTGCGCCGGAAACTGTTCCAACCATATCCGCCATAACCCTTGGTGGAAGTTTACCAGCAGCCATCTGATTTCGCTCTTTCTTGGTAACGTCCCCAACACCCTCAATATACATTTCGCCAGCCTTCTTGGCAGCTATAGCATTGTCGCGCATAGACTTTCGCAACTCGGTCATCTCTAGCGCAAGATTGGCATTTTTTACATTTCGCTGGGCACCAACTAGTCGCTCGACTGCCTGCTTGCGCTTGGGATCATCTGGCGCCATAGCATCCAATCTAGACCTAGCATTCCTTGCACTAATATTTGCCCCTGATACTCTATCCTCGGCATCCTTTATATCTCCGGCTCTAAACTTTCCACGCTGATTAACAACATCAAACTGCTTACTAGCGCCTCCAATGGCTCTGTCAACACCAAGCCCCTCAGCAAGGCTATTCACAGAGCTAACAATATCTTCACCAGAACTAAGTACCTGCGACTCCACTCTCACCTGAGCCTTCACCATTAGATCTGTTGTCTGTTCTTGTACAGCCTCGCCTGATCCCATAAGCTCATTAAACTTTTCTTTTGCATCCTGAGTGCCCTTCATGCCGCCTTCATCAATAGACTTTAAAACATGCATCATTTGTGTTGCTTCTTGCTGACTAACCCCGGCTGTTTGCATAAGTAGCTTTCTCTGAAGAACAAATTGCATCTCTAGACCAGGATCAGCTATAGCTTCTTCTCGTGTTATTATTCCCCCACCACCACCAAACTGCTTTAATGTGCTGGTGAAGCTTTCCATTATTTTTTCCATTCCCTCTGGGCCACCCTCTAGTGCGGCCTCCATCTCAAGCCCCGCGCCCAGTGCACCTTTTCCTGATACACCTGGTGTCTGCATACCCATGAATGCTCGTGTTGATAAATCCATGCCGCCTAACCCGCCCACAAATTTCTTGACCAGATCCGGCGCAAATTTTCCTTTTCCAATAGCACTCAAGCTTTCGGAAAACGTATTGAAAATAGGAGTAACAGCATTAACTGAGCCTCCCCACAGCTTAATAGATTGAGTTGCTTCCATTACCGTTTCTGCTGTTTTTTGAAAGCTAAAGCCTGACCCCTCAGCCGCTGAGCGTATATGACCAAGGTTAAGCACAGCTTCATCCGCATTATCGTTAAATTCCATTACAGCTGTATTTATTAGGCCGGCAACAGCACCTGGGTCAGTCCCTGTAGCTGCACCAACTAAAATAGCAGCATTGACTGCGTTAATAGATGTCTTTAACTTTACATGCGCCGACTCTAGATTCGACAGATTCATAAACTGTTCAGACGACCCAAGAGACTCCTTCATGGCATCTTGAACTTTATATACCTCATCTGACAGTGTATTCGTGGTACGAGTTGTTTCAGTCATACTTTTACTAAATGCATTGACGCCCTTATTAGCATCTTTAAAAGTAGCACCTAGGTTAATTCCAAGCTGTAATGCCTGTCGCCTTGCGGCTAACAACGGTTTCTGCAAATTCTCTATTACGTTACTAAACTCACCTACTCCCTTCTTTACAGCAAATGCAGCCATAACAGGGCCGCCAGATCCAAGAAGATTCTTTAAATCCTTATATACGACTCCAGTCGCATCGGCTGCGCCCTTGCTAGATTTACCCAGATTGGTCATACTGGCGCTAGCTCTTGAGGTCGCTTGATCAATATTACCCTCAACATTAAGTTTTATATTAGAGTTTTTCTTAAGCTCGCCACTCGCTTTACTAAAGGCACCCATAGTCGAATTAAGCTGGCTGGCCATATCAGAGCTACCAATAATAGCTGTGAACTTGGCTCCGCCGGCTACAGCATCATCAAGATTTTTAGCCAGAGTTTCGGCACCGCTAGCAGCAGCATTTATATTGTTAATCGCCTCGTCGTCTATTATGGGGCCAGTATCTGTCGCGTCAGCCATTCATTTACTCCAAATTTACATCCATCCAGTCTTTATATGTTGTGCTGCTTTCGCCACCATCTTGTAAACCCTTCATTACAGATTTAGGACTAGCCGCGTGCATTTTTCCATCACCGCGCTTCATGTCCTTTGGGAACTCACGCCCAAAGATATGCTTCATACCTTGTCCAAATTCCTTATCGGACACCTTGACTGAATCATCTCTGGCGCCCCTAATTCTTTGAACTGCCTCAGGATTAGAGAAACTAGCCAGGTACTCAGTCATATCTCGTCTTTTAGAGTACCCCTCTTCCTCGTCTTTTATGAAATTGTGGAGATACCAATGCCACTGCCCCAGATTTATGCGGCTAAACATTTCGTGGTCTACGGGCACATTCCACACTTTACAAAGTTTCCAGCGGAGCCGATGCCAGGGCTCCTCTACGATTTTTTTATTTCGTCGCCATCTTCTAGTAGTGTATTACTATCCTCTACTAGTTGCTCGTACTCGTCATGTAATTTAGATACTATCGCCAACTGAATGTTGTCAACAATGGACATTCTACGATGATAATCACTTTCGAACTCACCATCTATATGTATTTCATTTATATCTACATCGTCAACTGATCTCAACGCATTAGCTAGAGTTAAAATTCTTATGGTAAACAAATCTGCTGCGTCGCCAAAACTATACATCATTTTTACAACTTGGCTGTGCTCTCGATGAGTCATAGTACTCAACTCGAATTTGTGCCCCATTATTTCAACTTCTTTTGTTGCCCGTCCCATAAAAATGAGATTTTCCAAAGTTCTGCTTTTGTCCACAGGCTTACCCTCTGGGATTGGAAATTGTGCAGAGTTATCAGAATACTGTGGCACAGGTGACTTCGGCTTCTCAAATTGACTAAGGTGATCGTCTAGATCGTCATGCATAGGCATTTCGTCTACTCGCTCCTCGGTGGGGTCATCTACTATATATGTTTTTGGCGCAGCAATAGGTGCCGCCGGATCTCTACTTTTACGCATCGATGGATGTGTTATCTTAACCATAACTTTCCTCCTGTATTTTAACGGATGTGTGATGAAGCATACACCTGCCCGACTACCTTAAATCGGGCACATGAATGTTCGTATTTATTTGGGTAAATAGTGATTGGTGGGAACTTACTCATTTGGATTCTTTACTGTTTAGGCCTCGGTGCGTTCAAAGAATGAATTAACCAAACCAGAGGCATCAAGAGAACCAAGACGCTTGCCGGAGTTAACTTGTCTTTCAACTCCTCCACCATCAGTTGAAGCTTGTAGCCCACGTATACCACCACTATTCGGGATATCTTCTTCAGCAGCAGGACCAGTGAGGAATGCAGTTTCTGCCCAAATACTAGCAGTTTCAGTAATAACATAGTTATCTGCTCGATATGGTGTCTCATAGTTGGTAAACCAACAATTCTTATAGGTCATTGCCACTATGCCCTCAGGGCCAGTTGAAATATCTACGTTTTCACCAGTAAAGCTGATATCCATAATTTCAATATCAAATGGAATACGCTGTGCGCCGATGAATCTGAACCCTCTGGAGAATGCCTCCGTAAGGCGTAGCTGATCGAACACAACTCGCTCTGCTCTCAGATCATACGTTGTAGCTTGGTTAGGAACAATTTCAATGATACCATCAGTTCCAACCTCCTTGATACGCTCCAGGTTACGAGTTTGCGAGACCGTTAAGCCTTGCAACGCGCCGACCGGATTGTTACCAACCTTAATAATAATCTGAGTTGATAGCGTTGAGTTGGTACGACTAGCACCATCAGAATTATCCAACTGAGATTGAGTATTTGGAGTTTGTGTGAGTGTCATATTAGTTTATCTCCTAATTAAATTATCTTACAATCTAGATGTGTTTAGAAAACTCCTACGCTAATGTCAACGAAGATCCAGTTAACCGGGAATGCAGGCTGAACTTCAACACTTACATTCCATTGTCGTGGTTCAACCGCGTCTCTAGTGACATTTAGGTTTCTGAAGTTTACTAACAATCCTTGAGTTGCCAAAGCCTGAAGGGCCTTAGTAACAACTGTAGTGATAGATGCAGTTAGAGTAGGATCTTCGGGTATTCCGATAAATCCACGTAGTACATCTCTTAGCACTGTAGCTGTACGATCACGAATGAACACAACCGAAAGCTCTTCTTCTGCAGCTTGGCCGCCAGAAGTTGTTGTTTTACCCAACAATACCTGTCCGCCACCTACAACCGGTGTAACAACTGCAACACCAACATTGCCTAGCTCGTTAGCTAGAGATGGAGATAGCAGTCTATCACGTAGGATTGTAAATCCAATTAGAACCTTACGAGTCAGTGGGATGGCAACGTTTTGCTGTGCGGATAAGAACCCACCAGCAGCTGCAGCCATATAGAATCCATGTAGGAATGTTCTGGTTCCTGAGATTACCCTAACAATCTGGTCAGGCCACAGGTACAGAACTCTAAATGTTCCACCATAATTGGTTACAACGCTGAAGTCCTGAAGATCCTCAATGTCTCCAGCAAGAAGCTCATCTGCAGCATCTCCCTGAATTCCTTCAACGACACCGATATCTTCTACGGCCACCAGCTCTCTTCCAGCCAACGCCGCATTAGTAACACCAGTTTGTGCACCAGTTAACAGCACGCGCTCTCGTTGGTTAGCAGTATTACTCATAAGCTCAACATGAGCCCGTCCAGCTTGCTGAATTGCACTAAACGAACTATCCGGCAACGGAACAACAATCTGGCAGTTAACCGCCTCTAGTGCCTCGTATGCCGCAGCCCAGTTGCTATCAAAGAAGTCAGCATCCTCAGCATCAATGTAGGTAGCTCTTATCCCGTCACGAACGCTGATAGTTCCACCTGTTGATAGGTCGGTCGTCAACAGCAATCTAGCCGATGTGTCCGCAGGATCAACAAGCTCCCAAACCAGATCAGTAAATGTTCTAGTAAATGGTAGCGTGCCACCCTCAGATGGATTAGTTAGTGTAACTAGTGAGTCATCACCAGTTCCATCACCGACGGTAGAGATATCATAAGTACCTGCTACATCGCTAGTGTCATTTCCAAACTTATCTCTGTTGAAAACTCTAATCTGCTTAAGAGTATCAGACTCTCCGGTAACCAAGTTAACCGAAGCAAACGATGCAGAATCAGCGGTAAATACACTGGATCCCGTAGTCGTTGAGCCATCAGTTCCCTCGTCCTCAACCTCGCTAGCCAGAATAACCGTATAACTAAATGTATGATTCGGACTATCTATAAAGTTATTATACGGATCAGCTGTAATCACAGCATCAAAGAAGCTAACTTTTGTTGGGAAGATTTGTGTTTCAGATCCATCAGTGCGGTCTATAATAAGAATGTTAACAGAAGAATCTGTATCCGGGACACCACCATCTAGAGTGTATCTAAATGCCTCTATATCTGAAGAGGTAATCGGAGCGCCCACTGGAGGGAATCCTTCAGTCGTAGCAGTAAGTAGATCATCACTTGCTATCAAAACCTCACTTGTTCTACGGGGAGTCGGAGGCTTAGCCTGTACAGCCAGAACACCGAATGAACCATTCTCAAATGCCATAGCAGAGCCCAACGACAATGTATTAGCCGCCGTCGGTTGGCCATGCTTAGCAAATAGTGCGTTTGAGTCAATGAAGAACTCTGGATCATTAAGATCGATTGCCGCAATATATCGGGCCTCTAGAACATCTCCTCGAACCAAAACTCCACTGTCTACACGAATTGTATATCTATCTCCACGATCAAATGGAGTCACTCCCTCAGTAATGGCCATTCTTAAAATACCATTATCTCGAATTGTGCCATCACTTAAAAATACAACGGGAGCGCCGTATGCATCAACAGGCTGACCTGACTCAGAACCAGTAGCTGTAAAAACAGCATTCTCTGGAAGTGGGTCGCCGTACGCATCACGAATTACACTGGTAACTCTTAGCGTCCATGTTTCTGTGGGAGCGTTTGCATCGATTAACTCTAGTGATGCAATTGTGCCATCACCAACATTGCTTGACCCAGGTACGAAAAACGTTCCACCTTGATCTACCAGGTGCGCGCGCTGAAGCTCTACTCTACCCGTTGCGGGTTCTAGTCTAAATCCATACTTGCTATCAAATACGTTTGTATCAATGGTCGCCTCTACTCCAGTAAGAGGAACGCCGTTCTTCAGTATAGCGGTTCTTTGTGCAGTAAGACTGATACTTGCTAGCTGAAAGTGTCGGCCATCTGGAGCATTAGATGCCTGGAAATCAGGATTAACGCCATCAGCGCCGCTACCTTCTGCCTCCAAAACAACTGTCTCTTCGGCTTGACCTAAGCCTACGATTGCTAGAATGCGCAATCCGCCTGGGATCGCAATGGATCGGCGGATAGTTCTAACTCGTGAAAATACGCCGGGTTGTACAAAGCCGCTCAGGCCTGGAATATTTGCCATTTTTAAATGCTCCTATTAACTTTTAGTTTATCTTGCGCACTTACTTTAAATTCCCCGGTCTAAAAAACGTCAATTACTATGCATACTTCCGTCAATAATACACGATTTTGGGTATACTTCTGTCTACATCTAATGTGGTAATATTAATAGATTTACAATAAATCTGCCGTAGTGATCTCCTCGTTTATAGTTAGGCCATCAGCTATAGAACCACCGATAGTTCTAAATGTTAAACATACTCCAATCCGCTCGCAGACATCGTTTATTGGTATTCTAACCTTCCACTCACTTCTTGTATCTATATTAATAGAGATCATATAAAGGAAGTCATTTGAGTACTTCTCTTCGGTCTCGCCCCCAGTAGACAGTACCTTTATATGGAGTCCGGCACGCTCTAGCTCCCGACGACGAGTTCCCATAAGGGTTACTTTTATAATATCAGCAATTTCCTCGCGATCCATTTCATTCTCAGCTATAACCTTGACCTCAAAAGTCTGATCCCATGCTCCAGCCAAAGTGTGATATGCTGGAGTGGTAATGACCGTCTGGTTTCCATAGCCGTCTATCAATAATTCACGCCTATTAATAACCGACAATAAGTTCTGATTAAAGGCTATGGGAACATACCTGCTGCCAGTGCTCTTAACTATAATAGACGGATTGAATTTTATGTCATATCTAAACGTACTGCCTATGAAAACTCTAGTGGTACTGGTATCATCTAGACCCGCTTCCGGATCAAGACCTAAGTGAGACGGTGTTTTGGGAAATCCAAAAACATCCTGCACGTATTTGTACTGACGATCCTGGGCAAAAATATCCCTTAGCATATCTATTAGGATATTCTTTCCATGCACAACTCCAGTCTGCTGAACTACATTTTCCAGACTGAATATATCAGATACAACTCTATGTGAACCTATTGGCATTAAACCACCTCAACGAATTTTTGTCCTTCCTCTAGTGAATCCGGAACCTCGAAATTTTTATTAACCGGTACTAACTTGGTTCCGTCGTATTCTCCCTCATACAGAGCTACATATTTTCCAGGTGCCAGCTGACTCATCCAATGACCAGCTCTATTTGTTTTCGTCTCCTTAACTATCTTATCAGTCGAATCGAAAATCTTAACCGACAGCCCGGATAGAGGAAGTTCGCCATCCCCAGAATCTACTAGCATTTTACCCTTACACATAATAGTTTTCGGTACAGCTCTATTCTTATGTGATGCTGCAGCCGGCCCGCCCATTTTGCTAGCGTCGGTCTGCTCAAATTTAAACTGCATGGGTCTCTTGTTTTCTATCTTAGCCCTAGCTTTTTTTATCTCTTCCTCTGCGCTTACAACAGCTCTAGGCTTGGGGGCTATCGCTGTGGACCAATCAGCTAACGGTGTACCAGCAGCTTTCGTAGCCATCTCAGCTATCCGAGCTGTGTTGGCTATGCGCTTTATGTTTTGATCCATAACTTTCATCTGCGCCTCTAGGGCATTCACTTTTCTTAATATCTCTTCTAACATTTCTAAACCTGAACCTGTCATATCTTTCTCCTTTAATATGTAAAGTTTACAGTAATCCCATGTATATTTATATTCGTTGGTCCACCAATAGGGGGTTCAACCTCGGCATGCGTTAGGCGCACATAGTACGAATTTTCTTTATAGTTAATTATCTCTGCAAGCAGCGGCGCAGCGGGAAACGGCTCTGGGATTCTAGTAGTGCCGCCGGGGGTGTTATTTCCATACTCTCCAGTCGGCAATGTTACGATTCCAGTAAGCGGCGTAGTGGTAATTGGAATGTTTACACTCTTTTTAAATAGGCGCGCTTCAATCTCCGCATCACCCAAAATCGTATTACCCTGCACATTAACAGAATTCAGCTTAGCCCCATTTGGTAACCCATTTATTGGGAAATATAAAATCCTTGTGCCGCTGAAAGATTCGCGGTTAATCTCCCAATAATCATTTGTACTTTTCATAACCCAGTGAGATATACCTGCATATCCATCACTAGCAAGATGGGTTTCAAATCCAGAAACACCGGATGAAGCAGGCAGACTTATAGAGTCAGTTAGACCAACATTAAATCCTAAAATATTACTGTTAGTAACAGTCAATGATGGCGTCTGCCCAACTGCATTTCCGTCAGCGTCGCCATCAGGAAAACGATTGCCAGCTACAAAACAAGTGCTAACAGTGCTGCCGCCAGAGCTAACATCTGCCAAAATTATAGATCCACTAAGTATACTGGTCGCATGGACATTGTTATTAACGATTGTAAGATCTGATACTGTAGTGCTGTTGGAGAAAATTGCAACGCTGACTTCGCCGCCAACTGAATTCCCGCTAATCAATGTTCTAGAAACAGCATTCAGCTGAATGCCCGCGGCAAGTTGATCCGGCGAGGTTTGCTTTGATACATTGTAGAGTTTATTATTAGCCACCACATGATCGTTTCCATACAGATCAATCATCTTGGATATCTTGTCAGTCGATACAGTGTTATCAGTTATTCTGACGCGATCAGACGCTGAGCTGATATTGCTTATTCCAATTGAGCTGGTAGCGAACCGCATGTCAGAAATCGTATTGCCTTGTATATCTACGTCACTCACCTGGACATAAATCCCATAAAGCTCGAAAGCATATGTAGCTATGGTCTCAGCGCTCAAATGATTATCAGATATCTTTGTTCTAGCGCCGGTCCACCTAATTCCTATTTCACCAGGGCCAACCAAAGTGTTACCAGATATGGTAGACCATGGTGCAACACCTCGTATGTAATGCGCCTCAGTACCCAGGCTTCTCAAAACATTGTTGGTTATGTTTACCCGGCCTGAAGAGTTAGAGAATTCAATACCACGGAGGACATCGCCATTTTTCAACACATTTCCGTCGATCTTAGCTGCCGTAACACGATCTCCAAAGGATATCATAGCTGTGCCAGTTCTACTAGCGCCAGAAACTCCACACCTAAATACAGAATTATTAGTAATTTCGGCGTCAGTTATGTCATCAAAATACATTCCGAATACATTATTGTCGTCTAATTTTACACCAGTAATGTAGTTTCCGGTAACAAATAGGTTGCCGACTTTGTTTCCTGTTCCACTGGGAGATAGCTCACTGGCCACACGAATTCCATTGGATACTGTATTTTCGGCCTCATGGACAACACTATTGGTGTCTACTCTTAGAACACTTATACTCTCTCGAACGTCAACTGAAATGCCTCTAATATCTGTGGGCTGAACAACGCTTGGAATCTTTATTACGTTGTTGGTTATTCGAACCGTGTCTACAGATCTAGTTAGCGTGCTTACTTTGATACCCTCGGACAATCCACCAGTACCACTAAGATTTGTTATAGTGTTATTATGTATAAGCAAATCCTCTGATCCACTAAGACTTACAACCCCAGAGAACACATTATCTATTAAGTTGTTGATGACCCTGATATTACTAGACGCATTGCTAGTGATCTCTACAGCGATATCATTACTGTTTGAAGATATAGTGTCGCCAAACTTAAACATGCAGCTATCTACGGTTACATTTGATCCAGCTATACTAACTAGTGGTGCACCTAGAGAAACCACAGAGCTTTCTATCGCTACATTCTCTAACACATTACTGCCACTTAGAGTAATAAAACTGCCACCCAGTGCGTTGGTATTTAGTATTCTATGCTTACCTTCGCCGCCAAGTGGAGAGTACCCTCGTATAGAAACACCCTCTGGGACTGTCATACGCTCTTGAGGGGACACTGTATTAAGTATTCTGATCGTTAAGCGCTCGTTGTCCGGATACCTCTCAGCATACAGCAGGGCGCCTTCCAAACTCCTAAAGTTACCAACTACATTGTTGCTCTCATCAACTATAAGCTCTACCTTATCATCTATATTGTTGATGAACAGCCTTAGATCAGTAACAGTGCCAAGCCCGCCATTTACAATTTGAATCTGATACAGCGGCAAAACTTTACCGAACGCGGCGGAGGCATTATATCCATCAACCAGAAACTCTCCCAAATCGTCACTAAATATCTGAATCGATCCAAATTCATTTATACCTATAATCCTAGTTGCATTATTTAGTATACTGCCTTCTTCGTCGTGAGATGGTACTGTTACCTTTTGCGTCTCAACCGGAATCCTAACACCATTAACATAGGCAACTCCGCCTTGTAGTGGCAGTGCTTCCATGTTTAGAGTAGTATCGAAAAACGGTATGTCCAGTACGTCGAACCCTCTGGCAACCCCATTAGATCTCAAGTCCTTTACCGGAGTCTGACTAAACACCTCTATAAAGCTATCATTAACTTCGTCAGAACTTAGACTTCCGAACTGCCGATTGTCTATTAAACTAGTAATCGAAAGTGTTCCGTTGAAATGTGCAGTACACAACTTCATTGCTTCATCTGCGACCAATGATTCATTTACGGTTACAACCTCAATGCCACCTGGTATAATCCCCGGTATCACGCGAACAGTAAGAAACTCTATATTATTTGAGTGGAACAACTTAAACGTGCCCTTAAAATTCTCATGTATGGTCGCCGTAGTACCAGATACCGTATCGTCTATTATATTAAATGTAGCAAGATTGCCATCTAGTCCGACAACCAGCGTTACGTCACCTACTGGGAAATTACTAGAAACGTTGATCAACTCGATAGCTGATCCAAGATTTGTACCGTACTGTAACTTTTGATGCAGTAGCGTTTGACCAGCAGAGTCTATAAGCACCTGCACCAGGCCCTGTTCTATCTCAGTGCTTTCCAGAACATCTAGTGAGATATTTGCATCTGTGAAACTAACATTAAACGTGGTTCCTGTGGATGGAGCATTGATAGTCTCAGCGCTAAACAGAGATACAGTCGTAGAGTTAGCAGAAAATAAAGTATAGCTTCCGTTAGTTGCTAAAGTCGGATGGCCTGTTACATGCATTACCGACCCAGGTCCAACACCGAATCGAAGCGGGTTTAGTGCCCGATTAGTAGTATTGTCGTAAACTATGAAGGTAGAAGTTGCCGCATCGATTCTTCCATACCCATCGACAGCAGTTCTTACAGAATTTAGAGATCTACCATTTACTGTGTAGATGTTATTGGCGTTCCCTACTATAGTGCTACCAACAACATTTGCTCCGTATGCATCAAGGCCCAAGGGAAAGTTACCAGTGTATCCGTCTATAACCTCAAGCGTGAAATTCGCTCCAGTTAGGTTATGTGCGATGGCTAGCTCATTGCCAACTCTGTATGCAGTAATAGGGAAGTTATGCCCCAAATCAGGATCGGATACAAATGCATTAATCCTTTCCGCAACTGACTGAGAGTTCACCGGAGCCGCCTGATTAGTTTGTAAGCGTTCCAAGTGTAATGATGGTATTATGAGATCTCTCGTAAGACCACTACCGACCCCGGCACGAATTGCTACCTCATATCCGTCTTCGTTGAAAACCGTTCCGTTAAATCCTAAGCTTACAACGCGAGCAGCATTAGGCGGAAGAATAGAAATGGTATCGACTATGGTTTCATTATTACGAGCAGCACATGCTAAGGGTGCCAGTTCGCTAGAAACAGACGCTGGCTTATATATATTAACAGATACTCCATCGCCAGCGGCGCGGCTCTCTACAAATGTATGAAATATAGCAAGCTCATCAACAGCTAGAACGGGCAAGTCGCCAAGAGTGTTCGCCGATACTATAGGGCCAAACGCTCTTATCTGATATGTTCCAGCATCTTGTATTCCAGTCTGACTAACTATTTGAAGTACATCGCCTGCAGCTACGTCTAAGCTGGAGAATGAAGTTACACCAGGTATCTTTATAATGCTAGTTGCCTCGGTGTAAGTAACTGCGCTAGTTGGGCCTAATAGTTGCCGCCTAGAGTTAAACAGGGTTCCTGAATTAATATTCTTTAATATGCCATTGGAGTGAAATTCATCGATGTGGGTGATACCCAGCGCACCTTGACTCGCATCTACACTATCTAGTGCAGCCTGTACCGTTGTTACCGTTTGATCTATTGTGGTAAAGTTGGTAGTATTTACCGATAGTTCTGCAGCTATGTGTTTAACTGCAGAAGGCAAATTCAAATTAATATGAGGGGTTATACTTGATCCATTTCCGGATAACAGTCTAGATCCTATTTCATTTATAGCGTCGCCAACTGTTGTGGCTTCCATACCAGCGACACCAGTGGTACTACCAACATTTATTTTTATGTGATAGCCATCATGAAAATTAGCCTGGCCTAAAATATGTAGATTAAGTGAAGCCGTACTACTAGAGACACCAGAAGAAATGCCATCGAAATCTGTTCGCAGAGATTGTATAAGCGCAAACAGCGAGTTAGTCGTGTGATCCAAAGCCAACTTTACTTCTTGTACGCCAGCATTAATCCCAACTTGAGTATCTGTTATTGGCAAAGTAATCAGCCCTATTCCGGTAAGAGCGTCCCTCTTGATTAAGCCGTTGGCATCTATTGATACATTTACACGATCCGCTAGACTTGCCTTGTTACCCTGAACACTTAAACCAACAGTGCTCTGAATCGCGAATATAGCATCGCGTATGGAGTTTATTGCATCTCCGCTTATTTCAGAAACATTTTGGTCAACTCGTGGTATTTCTAAGTCTGAGTCTAATGCATCAGGATAAACTGTCGTCATTTTTTACACCTATTAAAGTACTTCGCCAATACTGGCAGCTAGTGGTGTACTCGTACCATCTAGCTCTGATATATTTCCTGCTATTGAATAACTTGACGTAACAACTCTTATATGGTTGAATCTAATGGTTGGCTCTTTATCTGATCCTGTCCCACCATCTATAAAAGTTGAGTTTAAAATTCTTACTCGTGGAGCAAAGTCAAACATAACATTGTCAGCTAAGCCCAGCTCCGTTATTGGTATTGACGCAACATGCCGCTCTGTAACCGAATCAGATGGCAGCACGCCAGTGTTTATTGTTTTTACTCGGGCATACTCGTCAGCCACAGTTATAGTGCTTATACCTGTTTCAACTACGACGCCAAGCTCTATGTGAGATGCTCCACTTACTCCGAATGGTCCACCCGATAATCCAGTAAAAACGAATTCGGCAAAAATATTAATGTGTGTCATACCAACCGCTTTAAATATTGATGTCTTGATTGTGTCAGGATCACTAAATTCAAATCTTCGAGTTGTTATTGTCGGACTTAGTCCCGCAGAGAATCCACGAGCCGACAGTGTAGAGTTGTCTCCAGTAACACCAGCAGATATATAAGTGAACCCATTGTTGTCACCAGGCTCTATTCCAGCGATATATCCGTCTCCAGATCCAGATGCTGATGCCTCGGTGAATCCCCACAAGCTTCCGGCAACCGAATTTTGCACTTGGTCAATTCTATTGCTAAGCGAAGCTTCTGCGTTAACTAGACGCTTATCTATATTGCCAACTATCAGGCGGCGATCTAAAAAGTATCCATCGATCTCTGTGCCATTGGTTTCAAATTCAGCTATGATAGCAACCCCGCGATCATCTCCATATCCATCACCAGCAGTTAAGTCGGCGAAGGCAAACCCAGCATCGAACTCACTTTTTACTATGTAGTTGCCATCTCGATCTAACAAAACCAATCTGCTAGCTGCACCAAACTCATCAACGGTAACATCCTTGGTCTCTACTTTGACCAATCTACCATCTACTAGCGCGTCTCCACCTCGTACCCTAAATGATAACTGATCAGAGGAAACTATCTCGAAACCACGGATAACACCATTGTTCCTGGTTCCGCTCATAACATCTTCTAGCGCAACCTGGTCCAACTTGTCCTCTGACTTGTTGTCTACCATAGCGCCTTGTAAGCGGCTGTCTGTAGAGAATTTCAAAGTAGCTAAGCCGAAGTTACCAGAATAATGCACAGATCCCACATGGAGCCTGTCGTCGGTCCCAGCAAACGTAGATACATCCATTGACTTTCTTCCAGATGTAGGAACACCGGTTACTTCAAACAGCGCATCATTTATGTTGTCTGGAGCAAATACCCGAAGCTGTCCTTGAAATCCAGTAGGTATTGTGGTCTGAACTCCGCCCTCATTGTTTTCGAACAACTGTATTACACTGGAATCAATAATCTGCCAGTCCAAACTAGTTGTGGGGAAGTCCTTAGATACTTCACGTAAAGTAACTCCACTAAGAGGCCCATACGATACACGGAGAGATTTTGTTACAGTTCCGTAGCCATCTCCTCCGTCCTCAACGAATATATCAAACACCTCTCCGCTAGCACTGTTTTCAAAGTTAACAGAGTTCGCGGGAATCTCTAAATCGAATTCACCATTTTGAATATCGGAACTTAGAACTATGGACTGGCTATTTGGAAACGCCAATATGTAATGTGTTCCGTTATCGGTAGGAGTTGTACTGTGATTGGTTACGTTGACTATAATTCTTCCCTCGTTTCCAATAGAAATGCCGAGAGTAGAAAGATCACCTAGCCCTAGAGCTAATGTGTTTAGTGGCCTTGTAGTATGATTGTGATGAACCTTTACTAATGATTTCAAATCAGGAATACGCTTGCCGCCGACATACCCGGCGTGCGTTGTTCCGGACCATTCGAAAACAGTTGATGTAACTGACCCGAATCCCAGAGTAGTTGCCGCTGAAAACTGAACATCGTCTTTTATTTGAACAGTGAACTCTTTGCCCGGGATATTGTGAGCTATTACGAGCCGGCCACCAACGTTGTAGGCAGAGATAGGATAGTGGTCATCACAACCTTGTGCTTTAGTATTTATCGCATCAACGACATCATCTAGGTTGTCTGTTGGAATAATAGCAGACAAAGTCACATCAAGTGCCGTGCGGCCTATTCCGCCAGCCTCTATTCTTAATACGTTGCTAACACCAACTTCCAGCGCACGAATATCTAAATCTACGCTGGTTACTCGGGCAACATTAGGTCGCATTACTTGATAAATATTTGTCGCCTTAGATGTTTCTGTTTGAAAAATAGATCCAGCTAATACAGTTTCTTTGAGATTCCCCTGTATACCCTGCTCGCCGCGAGTGTTAACGGAGACTCCATTAACATGTAAATTATCCTGATGAATCTCCAATGATGCTAGACCAATGTTATCTAACTCAACCAGTGCGCCCTGAACATCAATGGCAGATATGTTTTGGAACTCATCATTAACCGAAATCCCTGTCGCAGCGTGTGCACCAGTCTCTGAGTTTTGATGAGCAGTAAATGCATTGTTTACTACGTTAAGAGCGGTCTCTACATCGTCACTACTGCGTATACCGACAGTGAGATCTATATCGTATCCATCGTGTCTATCAGCTATACCATTAAAGTGATTTATACTTCTGGCAGAATTAGCATTGAAACTGGTTCTAAATGATTCTAAGTCAGCAGCATTGGTAGTTATCCTGTTGTTGAGAAAGGATGTACCAAAGTCAAGATCTAGTTTAACCTCTTGTATAGCAGCGCCGTCGCCGATTTGAGAGTCACTTATTGGTAAGGCGATCAGCCCTTTTGTAATCAAGGCTGAGGTTTTTATAGTCCCATCTGCATCGATTACACTATTAACACGAGTAACTAACGACGCAGTATTGCCTTGAGGATTAACCCCTATAGCATTTTCTATGGAGAATATGGCGTCACGCAAAGAGTTAATTGCGTCACCGCCAACCTCAGATATATTATCATCTACTCGGGGAAGCTCAACGTCTGAGTCGATTTCGCCGGGATAAGAAGATCTGCCCATTTATGCCCTCAATTATTAAGGTAAAATATTAAGCCCACATTAACCATGTAAGCTTGGAAGAAGCTAGCAAAAGGCGTACCTATTGATACTTCTACTCCTAAATTAAGCTCTGTATCGAAAATTGTTGGGTTGTACGCTATTCCAATGTGCTGCGCTATTTTCTCTGGATTCTCAAAATCTAGAGATGTATGACTATTAATGCCTAATCCATTCCAGGAAAAGAACTCTAGCCCTAATCCTAACGTTGTATTACCACCATCAGGAAAGGCAGTTACAGCGGCAACGGCAATTCCGCGTAGCCTAAATAAGTCTGTCCAGTTCCATTCTGGATCTATAGTTGGGGGATTGTGATACTGGAAGTCAGACTCTATGATATCTGCCTTAGCATCTGGAATTGGCTCGTACGAACCGTCTTCAGATTGGAAAACTTCTCTTAGAACCAATCGCCGTGTTTGCAGAGATCCGTCTTCTTGCTCGTATACTTCGCCATATATCTTGAACAGCTGCTCGCTTTCGAATGTCTCATTGCCCGGCTCAAATATATTCGGGTCGCGCAGCCTAAATCTCTTCAGGGTGTCTTCCCAATTATAACTTATAATACAATGATTAATGTCCTGGCAATCTGCATCACTTGAAACAATGGTCACTGTAGACTCTCCACTTACCTTTTGCTTAAGGCTAGCAATGGTGCGGTCCTTACTTTTAATTTTCAGATTGTGCTCTTTCTTAAATGCCTCAAACTCGTCATCCTTTTCTTCCAATTGCTGTTTAGACAATTCTTTTTGAGATACCAGTTTGGATTTAAGAACGCCCAGTTCGTGATTAGCCTCTTGTAGCTCTTGCTCTTTAGCTGTCAGTTGCCCATCTAATTGTCTCTTATACGTCTCCAATTTTTTATCATGCTCAGACTGGTCACATCCCCTAACTTGTATAAACGCAAAAACAATTGCCGCTATAATGGCTAAAAGAAAAATCTTACTATCTAGAATCTTAAATATATACTTCATACCTTACTCCTTATTGGTTACCACCGACAACGCCAGGCGCACTAATCGTATCCGCTGTTAGATTATCACCCCATCCAATAGCCTTGGTATCATCAAATGTAAATCCGGAATAGCTACTAAATGTATTAAGAGCAACCGTTGGGTGCTGAGAGCTAGTTGGTGGAGAAGGTATACTCGAGCCAGCATCCATGGTAAGAGTACCTTGCATAGAATTACCAATTATAACTACACCTGGAAAGCTAGTGGCTGTTGAACTGAATTCCACGCCCGCACTACCAGTATTATTTGAAAATACAATAGTATTGAATCCATGATTAACTGCAACCGCCGTACCAAATATCACTGCGCCATTAAAATTATTTCCAGTGAATGAAGCTCGCAAAAATTCTGCACTACCGGCTGCACTAGCTGTTGTAAATGAGACAGCCCCAGCAGCACTATTCCCAGAGAAAACTACGTTAGTAAGCGCCCGGATGAAGGGACTTCCCGGCTCGCTAACTGTAAGAGCAGTAAGACTATTTCCTGTGAAGGCAACATCATCCCATCCATCAGTACTAATGGTCCCGAAAAATTCATTACCAGAAATAGTTGTGTCAGCCACCTGGCCAGTAGTGCAGTCAAATGTACTCTCGAAGGAGTTTCCAGTAATAGTAGTAAGAGACACTGTGGCGGTATCGTTCGCATTGCTTCCAAGTGTGACAGCACCCAAAACCGAGTTGTCTGAGATAACGCATGAATCTACTTTACCGAGAGTCACCGCAGACATAAGATGGTTGCCAGATATAGAGCACGCCGAAAGCCGCCCATACATTATCAAATTGGTCCCCACGCGGTTGCCCGATATAGCTGAATCAGTAAATGTTTCGACATCGCCATCCCTAGATCCATTGCCGATGGTAATACCAATTCTAAACTGGTTATTAGATATAATAGTATCATCCAAAGCTAGCCCTGATGCACCGCTCAAGCTAGACGCTATCGTCATCGCGGTTGAGCACACATTATCTGATACTACAGAGCTTCTCATAACGTTGCCAGTTGTAGAGGTATGTGTTATGGTAACTCCCGCATTAAATACATTATGGCTAATGACAGAATCTAACACGGTCGCCTGACTGGCGGTATTTGCTGATGATATGGTGGTGGCACCATTTACAATATTTCCGCTCACAACAGATCTATACATTGCGTGCTTGGTCGCTGCAACGGAGCTATCGATATCTAAAGTACTAGAAATAGAGTTGTCTGAAAATGTGGAATGTCGCAGCGCCGCATCATTTGCAGCAGAGTCACCAGAAAAATCTATATCACACACCTGAAAGGAGTTACCAGATATAGAAGTAAAGAAGAAAATATAGGCTGCTGTTAAGCTAGATGTAAATGCAGATGCGCCAGCCACAGTGTTATCATCTATTGAGCACTCACTAAAGCGCGTGCTAGATGATATAGCACCAAGATAGTTATTACTAAGATTAAGATTATCGTGCAGGCCTGACCCCGTTGTAGAAAATGTACTACTTACATTATTGTCAACAAACGTTGTCCTAGTTGACGATGCTGGGAAGGTAACGGAAACCAGAATGTTCCCACTTATATTTACATTATCTGTTGTATTACTTATTATTAGGGATCCCACGACAGAGTTACCAATAAAAGCAGTAGTACTTACTGATGATCCAGATAGTGTAAGCCCGCCTGTCGCGGAGCCAAACCTATTTGAAGAAATAGTAGACGCTGCTATATCGCCACTAAATGTAGCCGACGGAGTAGCAGCACTAAACATAACATTTCCAGACACGCTGCACCTGGTAACAGTGCCAGTTACAGTTACCGTTCCGTCTAAACTATTGTCTGAGATCACTGAATCGGTCAAAGCATCAAGGTCTGTAGTCGATTGCACTGCATTTCCAGAAATAACACTATCAGCAAGATCTGTAAAATTCATAGCGCCATCAACCTGATTCCCCGTTACATCGAAATTAACCCCGGTGCTTGATCCGGTGTAGGTTAGGCCAGTAAGTCGATTAGATGATATAGCTAGATTGGCGACTAACGTATTGCCGCTTATCGTTAACGTGCCAGTCAAAACATTATTCGATATAGAGCTATTAAAAAACGTAGGAGAGGATGCAGTAAGTCCAGCTGTTGATCTATTACCAGTGATAACAATATTACTAGCACTTGTTGCAGAAATTGTTGCCAGAGCACCCAAAACATTACTACCAAATATTAAGCCGTCTATAGAAGTTCCAGACAGAGTCGGGCCTCCAATAAATATATTATTACTAATATTACAATCAGATACTGTTATAGACGAAGCAAAAGAAACTATTGTATTACCAAGTATAGATGAATCTGCTATCGCGGCACTTAATACCAAGGCACCCTGAACAACATTATCATTGAACGTTCCACCAGACGCCATTCCACCAGCTAATGTTATTGTGCTTGCGCCAGTGCCCAACGTATTATCATTACACGCCGATGATAGTAATTGACCAAGTGTAACAGTTCCGCCGATTACATTACCACTGACATTGCATAGCGACAGCGCTCCACGCATAGTAATGCCGGCCATCGTATTATTGCCTATTGTGGATCCTAGGTATGAAGAGAGGGTATCTGATCTTCCAACCGGCCCTATCGTATTTGCGCCCGTAAACCTATTTCCACTTATTGTGGAATTAAGAATTATTGATCCAGCTGCAGATGTATTTAGCCCTGTACCCCACACTGATAAACCTGTAACAGAGTTATCAGAAATGGTTGACTCGCTAATTAAATCTGCACCAGTTGCTCCTCCGGAGGAATTATTCATATTAAACGTTCCACCAAATTTATTTCCTGACACAGTGCTATCGAGTAGCGCAAATGTTCCTCCAGCCAATGTGACATTAATTGCCGTGTTATCAATGATAGTATTATCAGACATTACAGAGTTATTAAAAACTATATCTGTTGAACTAAAATCAACAGCGCCGCCAAAAACATTATTGGAAATTGATGAGTTTAGTATTGTGGTAGAGCTTGACACAGATGTCGTTACTGAGAAATCTCCAGTAAAGTGGCAGCCTGTTATATTGGAAGATACGAGGCCAGTTGAGGTCTCTGGAATTGAAATTGTAGTTGAAACTATTTCACAATTTGAAATAGATGAGCTGACAAGTGCCCCAATAGTTACCACAGCACTCGTATTCTCTAGGTGGCAATTGCTAATGGTCGAAGATGTAAGGTCGGAAAATATTATGTCGGCGCTGGCACCAATTTCTATATTGTTTCCATCAAATACCGTATCGGTCATTGCTCCAAAATTGCAATCCAAGGTTGCCGACGTAGATGAAAACAAGTTATTTGATATAACAGAATCAGCTATAGCTCCGGTTATATCAACTGGAGCAATGACGTTGCTCCCGACCATAGAGTTCCCACCAACGTTGCTTCTAGTAAGAGCCACTAGGGCAAGATATTCAGCTGTGTTACCAGATATCGTTGAGTCCGTAACTGTTCCGCCAACAGTTACGAACTTCGTGACATTATTATTTATATTTGATAGTGTAACAGCTCCGGATATAGCTATGCCGCCGGTGGTCGAGAAGGTGAGATTATTATCTATGCTGCTTCTGGTCGATAGACTAGTAATAGAAATCGAGCTAAGAGTGTTTCCAGTGAATTTAGCGTTAGTTAGTGTAGTAGCCGTCAGTACACCCATCCTATTTCCGCTAAGAGCAGACGTAGTCCATGCCGTGCTAGAAAGATTTCCACTGAGGGTATTATTAGAAAAAGTTGACCCAATAAAAGAAGTAAAGACAACCGAATTACTACTATCAGAAAATCCCCCAAGTATAGTATTCGATGTAAATGTAGAATTAGTTATTGTAGAATTAAATACTACATACCCGTCAACAGCGTTATCAGTAAAAGTAACATTCTCAAAATCAGAATCGAATGTCCACCCGAACTCGTATACATTGTTGCCATTAATAGTCGCTTGAGCTATATCGCCAGTAAACCATCCAGACGACATTAGGTTATCAGAGCACACTAGGTTTTCTTGCGTGGCACTCAACCTAAGTGTATCGTATACGCTGTTGTTGCTTATCTGAGAGTTTGTGCTGCTAACCCCAACGAATGTCAGTGGGCCGTCTACTACATTGTCGCAAATAGTAACTCGGTTTGCATCACTGGCTGCCCCTAGAACATAACTGGTGGAGTCATCATATATGCTTATTCGACTACCAGCAGCGTATAACTTATTACCGCAAACAGACAAACCAGAAATATCATACACTCTAGTCGTAGAAGTTGGATTTGGCGTAAACAGAACACCGATTATGCCGGCATCTTCAAAAACATTGTTATCTATCTGCACATCTTGCAGAATGAGAGCTGAGGCAGATGTATTCACGCTCGGTTGAATTATGATATACCCATCATCTCCACGAATACTATTTCCATTAATAACTATATTGGACAAAATAGTATCAGCCGCCAATGCAGCATTTGGGCTGTCCAGCAGGGATATATAGGATAGCCTGTTATTAGAGATGTTTATATTGCTAGCATCTACTGGATCAACGAATAGGCCGCGGCCTGCTGTTATAAAGGTGTTGTTCGTAAATCTAACACCCTCTTGCACAGATATCTGCTGAGTATTTCTTATTCTAACATTACCTGCGAATGAGTTACTATCAATAACTACATTTTCCAAAGTAGTAAGTACAGGGCTTCCGCCTGACAGTATAGTATCTCCGAACACCATAGCTTCTTGTAGGAATGAATCTCCAACAAGGTTATTGGTTATACGTAGATTCGAGTAAGTAAGACTACCAACAGAGCTTTCTGTTTCAGACGCAAACACTATGGCGAGATCTACTATGTTGTCGCTAATCTTTATGTTGTGCAAGCGGTGAGCGCCAGAAGACGACAACGAATTAGACAATACCAGTTCATCATGAATTTTGTTATTAGATATATCAAGATTTAGTGCAGTAAGGTCGCCAGTGCTGCCGTTGATAGAAAATCTAGTTACACCAGAGCACTCGTTTTGTGAAAAGCTAAAGTCGGCAACTCGGCCTAATAACTCAAACATATTTGTTTGGTTGGTAGAGAATCTACTGCTAGACACATATCCATCCAAAGATACATCCGACATTAGGTTCTCAGAAATCGTACTGTTGCGAACACCTCCTGCGCCGGCAGTAAATGGCCCAAGCGTGTTATTTGTAGCGGTTGACTCTCTTAGTCCATATACATTGAAGCTTTGGAAATCTTTATTGTTCGACATATATAACCGATCAACCACGGTTCCTGTGTTGATATCAATGTCAGCCTGGCCAGACACATAGCTATCTGCTATGTCCATTCCATTGATTTTATCTATCACTTCTCCAACAAAATCAATAGCGGCAGACTCGCCGATGAAGCTATTTCCAATAATTTTGAAATTGTCCAGGGTTACATTTCCGCTCGATGAGATTTCATCCAGGTAAGTTACCCGTGCCGAAGTTGAGAATGGTCTAAACACATTGTCCTTTATCGTAACGTTTCTATATACATTGTCAGAGCTTGCTGAATTCAGTGGACGAATACCTATAGCTGGCTCTAGATTGGAAGTCCAGAAATGATTGTCCTCGATAGTAATATTATCTAAGTGCTCTTTTGCACTAGTTGCGCCGATCTCTACAGACGCCCTAGATGAACCAAAGTCAGCTCGGCCAAATATACTTACACCCTTTATGGATGAGTTATCGCCTTGCATTCTAAACGCCGGAGCTGTTCCTGGTTTTGTAATAGAGGCATTATGACTGAGGCCCAAAATATTAACATTGGCTGGAACGTTAACAGTGCTTACGTAGTTGTAATTACCTTCTTTTAAGAATACCGTTCCACCAGAAGGGGCTAATGAATCAATGGCCCGCTGCATAACTGTACTAGTTGGTCCATAGAAATTACCATAGCTATCGTATCCATCACCAACTATTGCTAGGCCTACTTCATCGCCGTCCAATAGAGACGGACCAGTATAACGATAGAACGTTGCAAACAGAACAAGCCTACCTGTAGCACTACTTACTGTATTTCCATTTATATCGCCGTATACATTATTCGGGTTGAACACGCCCGTTGTACCATTAAGCGGAGCGCCCGACAATCTAACTATACCGTTGGCATAGTCTACAGTCCATCTAGCGTCAGAGCCAACACCATTAACAGCAGTTGGATCCGCCGTAACAGGTATGGGGCCATATGAGTCGTAGGCATCTAACGTGCCTCCATCATCAATGGCTGGGAATAAGGCTAGCTCAAACCCGCGTGTATTAGGATCATTGTCGTCAGCATTTGTTCTGTTGGGGGATAGATCAGGTGGGACCAGGTGCCTAATTCGCACGGCCTCAATATCAACTGGATCGTCAGATACTGGTGCAAAGCGAACGGCTACGAATGTTTGAATTGAATTTGGGCCGGAAGTACCAGACGTAATAAGCGGATGCAATCGCACACGAATACTTCTAGTTGCTACAGCAAATGTGTTGCCAAAGAACGCATCGCCCTCATAACCATCAATGTCATACCCATCACCGTAATCAGGTGAGGCGAAAGAAGTGTCAGCCGTAGGAGTCTCGCTCCAAAAATCTCTACGCAAAAGAATTTCAGAGTTACCAAATGGCTCCTCTATTGCCGAATTTCCAGACCCCAGAGTATTAGCTTTACGCAACTCATGTTTATCTGACTCTGCAATTTTCTCTTTTTCTAGATTTGTAGTTGGCATTTACCCAATCTCCTACGCTAATAGTTGTAGCAGTGTGATTATTTTCTGACGAGATGTAGATCTTTCTCCCGCGTCTTGACCAAAGTATGTTACTCGAACCGCGATGTTGTTTTCAGTATCGCCGTTATTTCTAGTACCGAACGTAAATGGAACAGTGAAATCTCCAGCTGAACCAGTAACTGCCCCTGACAGCGCACCATCGCCATCCTCAAAGCTTCCTGTACTGAACAGTCTGCCTATGTCCAACCATCCGGTGCCCGGCGTTCCACGTCCAGGAATTCTTACTTCAATTTTACCAAAGCGATCACGCTCGGCGGCTCTCTTAAACCTAATATCATCGAATGATACCAAAGAGTTTCCACCACTAACGATGCGCAAGCTGCCGCTGCTAACGGCACGGCCTAGGGTAAACAGGCGTCGATATGTTTTGTCACCAGTTACTACACTGTAATCTGTGCCAGATAGTTGTGGACCAGGACCGATTCCATTGCCAGTGGTATAATCATCTTGCGGGTAAATTAGACCAGGTGTATTAAACTCATCTGTAGTAAATCTGCCACCGCACTGCAAGCTTATAGATGCTAGAGCCGCATTGCTAGTAAAGCCAGGTGTAGTGTCCAGATCAGTGGGGCCATCAAAATTATGTGTATCGTCTACACGTTGTGACTCGTCTGTAAACCACTCAGCAGTATCAGTAGCTCTGGTCGTACTAAAGCTATTGACTAGCACTCTGGTTATTAAATCTGCACCATAGGCATCATACCCGTCGCCCGCACCAAAAGGATCATGCATTGTTGCCGTAACATGTGCGCGAGTACTAAATTGATTTGGAGCTGGATAAATTCTGCGATCTTGCGGAGGAGTAAGGGCCGCTACAGCAGCAGCATCAACGGCAAAATAAAACGCTTGATCGGAGTGCCCTGGCAAATTAGCAGAAGAGAATTGAGTATACCCGTCGTCTAATAGCTCGTCAACATCTACTTGTGCACCCCAGTACCCGTCGTCTATCCCATTAGGAAAATTAAATACATCGGTATCGAATGTTAATATGCTCTGCCTAACATATGTGCTATTGAACACATCGTTGTTACTTCGAAGCTCTACATCAAACTTGTGATCTGCAGTAGCACTATCAATGTAATACTTAATGCCAGAAATGAATTTTCCAGTTGCCGGATTTATAGTGACCGGGCGCAAGTTTACATGCTCTACCACAGGACGCGTAGCACTATCATCAACAACGATATTGGAGATTCTAGTCGGGTGGTGTCCCTCGCTAGACCCGGAAACAGAGTCGTCTATCACACTAAACAAGTCCGTAGTTGCAGGCTGCCCAGTGAAATCTGTAACGCCAGCAATATAGTGTAACACGCGATAAGCGCTTACTTCATTGTTAGCTTCTGCCTCAGTTGTATCAGCTGGAGCGGCTAGCTCTCCGCCAACTATATCTGGGTTAGATACTGGTATGGCATAGTGGGCCACTTGAAGTCTGCTAAAGTCATTCTCATAATCATCAAATACGTTTTCATTATTCGCATTCTTATTCAACAAACTATAGTCTTCTTTTACCGGGAACCTATCGTATAGCAGAATAGTGTCGAAACTAGCTAGTGACGGCGTATAAACCTGTTGTCCTGTAACTCGTGCAGCCTCTACAAAATTAGTACTCAAATCTAAAACAGCTATTGGAAAAAATGCCGAAGCACCTCTTAATTTTCTTTGTAATACTAGAGTTCCACGATCAGCTGGGAAAACTGCCCCACTAACCATAAACTGGAACCTACTAGTTCCGCCAACGCTTGATGATGTGCGGGTGATAAACTTTGTTGATTTAAAACCTTCCGAAGGTAAAGAGAAGAATCCATCCTTGGCATCGAGTGAATATATCGCAAAATCATCGCCTAACCCTGAAATAGCTACAGCAAACGAAGCAGACGTTCTGGCCACTCTAACGCGCTTGGTAGATGTGCCAGATTGCAACGTCGCAGTATCGCCGGCAGCCAAACTACTAACATCCACTGAGGCACCAAAGGAATCTCCCGGAGCGCGCCATCTGACTTGCTCTGTACCGACTCCTAGTGTTCCGCCATCAGAAAAGAACTCCAACCTAGCTCCATAGCCATCATCAGTGGTACTGCTAACCTCAGTTATCTGAATACCAGCTACGGCAGTCGGCTGAGTTCTTTTTAACACATTGGCAGTAGAGCTTACGTTAAATGCGAATTTAGTTCCATATCCGTCGAACCAATCAGGGATACCGTCGTTAGGGACATTGGAATTGTCAGCGCCTATAACATCAGGCTGAGGAGGAACCAGAGCACCTAGCTCTTCTAGAATTCCTTCTACGTCGTCCTCGAAATAGTTATCTGGTGAATCTACAACTGATATGGCACTAGCGTCGTGAGCGTCTGTGGTATCGGCCAGGTGAGCCAATAGGAGTGCTCTGACGTCGCCTATCTCATCCAACCTGGCTCGGACGGTAGCAAACGTGCCAGAAGGTTGTACGCCCAGCTCGCTCTCGATTTTAACGATGGCGTCACGTAAACGATTATGGTCCTCAGCGCGTATCTCGTCAACAAGGTTACGCACCAGCGGTAATGTAGCATAGCCATCTAATCTTTCCGGATATACTGAAAATGAAGAAACCATACTCAATCCTCGATAACAGAGTTCAATTTATGCTCTTTTATTAGTATATTCATTCTTATATCGTCGCGTCGAATTGATACAAAACATCTGTACGATCGTGCCGCCTCATACGAAATTCTTGCTTGCCTGTGTTCCCAAAGAACATCTTGTTGCGGGTAACATCCAATATCTCATAACGAAACTCTTCTATAAAATTGCCATTAATATCTTGATCAAACCTTATGATTATATCTCTATCTTTAACAGTTGGGACAGTTATAGTCCACGCTGTAAGCTCAGAAGGATGCCTTAATCCCTGGTCTCCTACGCTCTCCAAATCATCAGAGTAAGGAGTAACTCTAACCAGTATCATTCCCTGGGTATTAGCGAATCTCTCAGAAATAGACCGCGCGTTTGTGTATCTATCATATCCTCCAGAAAACCCGGTGCCGAAACAAAATGCGCACCTGGTTCTAGGATTCTCTCTACGCAGCCCTATGCAGCGACAACGCTTTCCTGACCACTTCCGCCTAAGCAGAACAACCGGCTCTCCGGTCACCTGCAGCATGGAGTCTAATCTAGCCAGATTCCGGTCTTGGAAAAACAATCCACGGCCTCCATCAAACTCTCCGCCGACATAGCTATTAACACAGTCGCCACTAAACGTAGCTTGTAGGCTCGGTTTATGATATCCCTTGAAATCATACTCGGGGAAATCAATATTCTCTGCATCTGCCGCCGAGAAGTCCGGAGTAATCACATCTGTTACGGCAGCTCGGTAGCCGTCGGGATCTACATTGACTTGATTTATTGCAGTCACATCTCTCGGTGTACCAAGAGACTCGTGCCAAGCAGCAGTTTCATTTAGTATAAGAGTATTGTCGTCCTCTAATCCGTGCCAAAGCTCTACAGAATCGCCAATGTCGTGAGAAGCTATAGTCGTTTGGACCGCTCCTCGCTCTGAAGTCGTTACTGTGAAAAAAGTAGAGCCCTTGGACGAGTACTGCATTATCTCGGAGCCTATCTTTATAAAACCTTTGTTGGGGAAGTCTGAAGTGTCTGGGACTTCAATATCAGTACCATATGCATCTATGCTGCTTTGTAGTAGCTGATCCCCAGGATATTGGAATACGTCTGTATTTATTTGACCAAGTTCACCGATGTCAAACTCAGCAGGATCAAATTCGGTAGCTCGTATGGCAAAATAATATAGTACGCCGGGATCAACATTGATAACAACTCGCTGAGCAGTTGTCACCGCTATTGGCGTCTGATTAAATACACCAACTCTAGAGGTAGAGTAGTATATATTGTAATGAACTTGTGTTGTGGTTCCTGCTGGAGCAGCCTCACCCCAAGTCAGGCGCAAGCCCATCCCATTGCCAACGTCTTCAATTAATCGCAGGCCAAGTAAGTGCACCCAAGTAGGATGTGATCTGCAGGCAGCATCTGTTGGCATTTGTTCACCCGGTTCATATTATTTACCTAATAGCTTTTCCCTATATTTGACCTCGTCTTTATCCTTAACATCATGATGGTCTAGCAACCCCTCAACATATTCTTCAGCTGAGCCGTCGGATTCTTCTCTGTTTTTGTAGTCGATTTGTGCTTTAAAGGCCTCTTCCTCGGTAGGGCGATCCAAATATTCTTTGTCCTGCTTCTTATCATCTACATTGCCGGTAGACTGCTGTAGATAATGCATAAGCTCGTGGACCAAATAATTCGTAGGATCCTCAACGTCACTATCGTCTTTCAACATTTTTTCGTTCAAGTATATCTTTTCGTCTTTGGTTTTTGCAGACACATCTAGTTTACAAAATTCAATGTGCACATCGTCAATTTCATCCAACGATACGCCATACTCTTTGAATTTCTCTATTACCTTGGGGTCAGACTTAACCGTGCGACGCATTTCAGCTACAAACTTGTCGGCGTCAGGCTTTGACCGCTTGCTCAGTTTCGTCAGCTTTAGGTGCCTCTGTGACAGTTTTCTCATTAGATTCCTCAGCCTTATTAGTTTGCGACGCCAAGTCCATCATCTTGTGCAAGTGATGCCCCTGCTTCAACATAGTGATACGATGCTCTGCTCCCCGGATAGCAGTTTCTAGCCCCAGGATTTCCATTTCTATTTCATCCTCTGTTTCCGGGCTCTTATACCCAATATACTCAATCGACACTGTTTCTATCTCACGCATAACTTTCTCCTTGATTATTTAATTAGTTCAATTATTAAAGCTATTATCCCTGGTAAGGACACAGCTCCCAGTTTTAAAAACCCCAAAGCTTTGTCCTTGGTGTAACTGGCTTCTGTTTTTTTTTCTGTCTCAAACAACTCCTTAACTTCCTCGAGCTTCTTATATATATTTTTCTCTGCCTCTTCATCGTGGGTCATATGTCCTGATAATTCTTCTATCGTGTCCTCTAGCGTTTTTTCTATAACAGCTAGGCGGGTCATCACTGATCCTTTGGCACTCTCATCGCTTAATAGGCTACTAACGCTGTCACCTAGGGATTCCAATTTAGCTTGCAAAGTAGCTAAGGCAGACGCATTATCCTGTATTTCGCCAATGAGGGTTTGCGCCAAAGCGGTAGTTTCAACCAGTGCTTTTGACAACTCCTCATTAACATTATTTTTTGAGGGTGGCATCTAATTCTCCGGCAAATTTGATTAGATCTTTGCACTTTTTTCTAGTATTTTTTACGGCCTCTAGGGTGCCATTTCCCAGAGCGTGATTAAGTTTTCTTATGTATTCGAGAAATCCTCTAACTTCCTCGTGACCCATTTCCTCCAACTCATCCTTAGTGGGCAGTTTGTCTAGGTCATAAGTAAATTTGCTCATTGTGTATCCCTTATGCCTGTATGCCTATGATCTGCCAAGCGCCTGACGATGATATGTATAGAGTTGATATAGCGCCTATCTCAAAACTATGAAAGCCTACCGGTAAAGTAATGTAGTCGAAGCCATCAAGACTTAGGGAGAACGTAACACCCGAGGCGACGCTAACATTGAGATAGTCTACAGGTCTATCAAAAGTAATAGTGTCATCTGCTGTTCCACCAAAAAATGTATTAGCTGCCATGTTATTCTCCTAGTTAATATTTATCTTGCCATATAAGTGTCTATACCATCCCTGTATAATATTCTTCCTCTTCACCAGGCCCGGGCGAATATTCATACTGATCATTCTTCATCATCTCTTTCATTAGATAGTGATACACAGCTGATTTCATATGTCCATCTCGGTATACCCTAGTTATAGCATCCTGTATTCTACGCAGGTCATCTTCAAGCTGATGAAGTTTCTGTATATTCTCCGGCAAATCTCCTTCGGCAGCCTTATCAATCTCGTTGGCCAAATCGTATTCGCCTTTTTCATCTAGCGCGTTGGCTATTTTAATTAGATCTTTTAACATTGTATCTCCTTAAATAATCTGTCTAGCGCGTAGATGCCGCAATCTTAAGAAATTAGGATTGATTGCTGTAACTCTGAAAGTACCAAGTCCGAGAGGCGTAGGCTTAAGCGATGTTTTGATATGCTTTAGTTTTTCCTTATAGTCTTGCAGCTGAGTACTATACTGAGTGTTCAACATATCTGACACTTGAGGCGGCTGATACGAAACACCATTATCGGTTATGGAAAACTCTCTACCTTTTTCTATCAAGGCCTGAGCAGCCAACGCCAACAACACGGCACCCTGAGTTATTATATCCATAAACAACCCTTGAATCTGTACATCGGCAAAAGTAAATGAAGTAAAGTGAGGATACTGATTGAACTCCGATAAACTATTTACCAGAAAACAAATCAGCTCAGTGTCACTAAATATAGCACACGGCGTTTCGACCTCGTTGCCCAAAGCATCCTTAACTTTTCTAACCCCATCGTTTTTAACACGTTTTTTCAACACACCCATGAGTATGTTTATGCCGGTTATCTCGTCCTTGGTAAAACTAAACGGAACCTCGTCGCCCGGTTGATGGTCAGGTAGTTCAGATACCTCAACAGACCCGGCCGCTAATACCATAAAAGTAAACGCAGACTGTACCGACTCATTACCTATAACAGCAACCCAACGATCGGTCCAATAACCATCTGGATCGGTTAGTGGAACCTCGTAAGTAAAACTGTACAGCCCTGGGTCATCTACTAAAGATACACCGACGTTTGTTAATGACTGCTGTACTACTCCGTTGGAATCCGTTATCTCCACTCGCGGCGTATCATCAGCATTAACAGGGTTACCTGCAGCATCAAGAAAACGAACGAATAGCTCTACGGTCCTTCCACGTATAACTAATCTATTAGCCAATAAAGTATCCTCCAGATGGATTATTTCTTAGCTGTTTTCTTTACTGGTTTTGCCTTGGTCTTAGTTTGCTTTGGTTCTTTGACCGGCTCCTCTTTAAGCTTCATAACTGTTGCACCGTCTTTAGTTCTGGTAGCCACACGGGTATCAAACTCCGTAGGCGCCGAAACTATAACTTGATCGGCATCATAAGCTTCAACCATACTAGATGGCAAATCAGCTGCACTATCTAACCCTAACTTTTCGGCTACATCGTTAAGCTCTTTAGCTGCTTTAATGCTTCGCTGTCCTGCTACCTTGCCTATGTTAGTTGTCACCGTGTCGCCTTCCTTAACGAACCCCACAACCGGTGTTGGCGGCTGAGCTTCCTCTGGTTCCTTTTCTGGCGGCTGAACAACCGTAAATGGCTGTTGAGCACTCGGCATTGATTGATTGGCTAGCTTTCCCATAGGATTAGACGCCGACTTAGCCTGCGTCTCCATGGTAATAACTGACTGATGACTTAGCGCATCGGGCTTCTTTAATACTGGCTTTAGCTCAGTATCAGATTCTTCCGATGGCAATTCATCTTGTGCAGCTTCTACAACCACTACAGCCCCATCACGCTTCTGTGAAACGCTTGGACCAAGATCACTAATCCCATAGTCCGCAAATCCGAAGCTACCGTCTTCCTCTAGCTCATCGTTTTGCGTTTCTAACACTACAGATGTTTTTGTTTTCTTGGCTAACACTGCCTCTTTGCTTACTTTGAGTTTATTCAAAGCTGGTGCGGTAGGTTTATTTCTCACTACCTTAAGTGCCTTAGAGGTTAAGCGTCTTAGCAAAGAGCCTCTATCAAGAGACTCCTGAACCTTAACAACAGTTAAGTACGGATTCCACTTAAACACATTAATCGTTTTTCCCGCAGGAACTTTAACGCCCAATTCGCTTAAGCTTATATCCGAAGTGCCTGGATTTTGAACCCATAGCTCTTCACTTTTAAGTTTCATAGTTTACTCCGCTTCCTCATCTGGCTCACCGGTCACTATAACGTTTGTAGCCTGTGATCCTCTATGATTCTCACCAAGACCATATGAAACTTTCTGCCCCGGCTTTAAGGTCTTAAATCCTTCCATGTCTACATTTGACCAGTGGACAAACAAGTCCCCCGATCCGTCATCTTTAGTTATAAAACCGATGCCCTTTTTAGGATCGAACCAGCAAACTATACCTGTTTCTAAATCTGTCATAATTATTTCTCCTTCAATTATGAGTTAGCTCTTTTAATTTTTGCTAACAAATTATCAAGCTTGATGCACACCCTCTTACCGTAAAACTTTTCAGGGTTCTTAGTCCCCTTCGATGAATTACAAGATAAGCAAAGTACAACTGCATTATTCAAGCTCAACGGGTGCCCCTTCACTAGAGGCCTATGGTGATCGATATGTAATCGATCACCTGATTTGCATTTGAAACACTTATTGCCAAATGCCTTTAACGTAATTTTTTCGTGCGCTGCAGTATAATTTTCACCACAGGCAACTTCTCGGTCTCTTCTGCGACGGCATTGTTCGCGCACTTTATCCGGATTATCTAATTTCCACTGCCGCGACTTTTCGCGCGCGTCGTCTGAATTATCTTTGTACCACTCGCTCTTTCTAGTAGCTTCGCGCTCTGGGTTTTGCCTAGCATTCTCTAGTCGTTTCTTATTAGCTTCTTCTCTGTGATCAGAGTGATGCTGCGCATTATATTCTCTTGTATAATCTTTATTTTCTGCGCGCCACTTCTCATAATATTCAGGGTTATCTTCCCGATACTTCTTATTATCGCCATTTCTACAGACTTTACATCTAGGCTTTCTTCCATCTGGGCTCGACACCTGCTTATGAAACTCCGCCAATTTCTTCGATTTACCACACTTACTACATTTTTTCATATCACTTCCTCTAGGTAAAAAAATATTATCCCCTTTTTCGGGTCGGACTTTTTTGTGTCCGAAAAAGCCACATTTGTGTGCCAAAAGGTATACTCCCGCACACACCAATACCTAGAATATTAGTAGTTTCTATTGCTTCGATTTCGCTTCGTCGCTGGAATTATTGGGCTTTTGAGCTGGTGGCAACAGGTTCTCTTCCTCTGCTGCTAGCTCTAAAATCATGGAAATTGCGCCCTGAGTCTTAAGAAGGAGACTTTCTGCTTGCTCTAACCGCGTCTTTAATGAGGCTATATCGTCTTCCTGCCCGTCTCTCATGTCCTGCAAACTCTTTAATTTTGCTACGTATTTTTCGAGCACTGGGCCTAAATCCCCAGATGCTACCTTTTTATTCAAATAGTCCACTACATCTTGTTCTGTAATCATGCTTTATCCATCCTTTCAATGCTAATTCGGTCGTTCTCTATATATACATATGTAGAACTGTCCATTAAACTACCAGCATCATATAACGATCTACCTTTGTGTATTTGATATCCCGGTATATGAGTGTGGCCTATTACGATATTATCTGACAAATATCCGTACTTCTTTATTACTTTTATTCTTTTATCAACTATAACGTTCTTATATAAGAACACTTTCCTTCCCCAGGTCTGAAAATCTATACCTGATAGATTATAAAAGAAGGCGTTTACTTTGGCCAATATCTTCTGATGTGGAGCCATATTCATAAACTTGTAAACCTGATGCCCGTGGATAAACAAAATAGGATTGGGGCTCTTCCTATTATACAAATACATGTCCTTAACTTTGGCACCCGGTATTATGGTCTGGTGGCACGATACATTGTCGTGATTTCCTCTAACCCATATCACCGGCTTTTGCTTAGCTATGGACCGCAACTTCTTTATTACCGGGCTCTGGGTGAAAAAATCAGCCAGCCAAGTGTCTACAATGTCGCCGTTTAATACCAATCGATCGTATTCTACTGAGTCTAACAACTTAACTATATCATCTTCATTGTGTAATCTTGGGTCACCTATGTGTATATCAGATAGCACCAATATTCTCATGTTATAATCATTACCCTTCTGGCTCCTGCTACGGGTGTGTAATTTATTACGATAACACCGTGTTCAGCAACTGAACCGGCAATTCCTGTGCCACCTTTACCGCCACCGCCACCGCCGGCACCTGCGCCGGCCCCATAGTTACCGCCTGTAGAGCCTGCGCCGCCTTGAGCTTCAGAACCACCACCACCACCGCCACCGCCACCACCACCGGCACCAGTGGTTGCATCGAATATTGTTCCATTGCCCCCGGCTGTGCCTGCGGTACCGTTCGCTTTATCACCGCCACCACCGCCGCCGCCGCCGGATGTACCACCATCCGTAGGGCCACCTGCGCCTCCGGCACCGCCTGCGCCGCCGTCCGGATCTGTGCCCACTGAGCCGGCAGTTCCAACAACGCCAACTCCGGTTGTACCACCAGCACCACCACCGCCGCCGCCTCCGCCGCCACCGTTACGATTTCCACCACCGTTACCACCAGCAGCTCCAGCGCCACCATCAAAATTACCACCAGCACCAGTGCCGCCCGTGCCGCCGCTGCCAGCATTACCACCTGTAGCGTTTGCAGGATTGCCCTGACCACCGCCGCCACCTATGGCGTTTACTACGGCTGTAGAATCCCAAAATGTATTAGTGCCGTCTGTAGCGTCACCACCATTAGAACCACCAGCGCTACCACGAACTCCTACTTGAAAAGCAACTGTGCCGGAAGCAGTTTGATTGGTGACTCGGCGGTATTCACCACCGCCACCACCACCACCACCACCGCCGCCGTCTTGACCAGCGGTTTCGTCAGAGCCACCGCCGGATCCGCCGCCGGCGCCGATGCATTCAATAGAATTATTAGCGTCGTTCCAGTCGCCTGGAACTGTCCATGGTGATATATCCACAGATGTTAGGATTATCTGGGTCATGCTTTACTCCTTAGATAAACTTACGAACATTATCCAGTAAGTCACTGGAAGGCGTATGAGCTAAGTCGCCCACAGCAATCCGCTTTATTTTGTTGCCATTGTTTATTGCTGACTCCAGTATATCAATATCTTTCTGTATTGCATAGGTAGACGTTGCATCAGGCGCCGGTGAGAAAGTAGCACTCGCTACCTTAGTGGACGAAACATAGTCACTAATAGTAACTTCTTGTCCTGCCCCTGTCCCACCAGTAATTAGCACACTCATACCGTTGTAAAAATCATCAGCCTGAGTGTCACCAACGGCCAGCGTAATACTGGAAGTTGATCCAGCTTGTGCTGTGCCGCTTGCTGCCGTCCTGCCTAAATCAATAGCTATCTGGGTATTGGAACGACTATCCTTGAATACATCCCAATCTTGTTTTTGTTCTGACACTTCTAGTAAGGCTCGCCGCAAGCGAAGGCCATTATTGCCAACTTCTTGCGCCCAGTTTAAAAAGGTTTTATCCCCATCATAAATGCCTGCCATTTTTTTAATCCTCCGTATAGATTATGGTAACCGACATTTCACCGACGGTCCCAGTTTGTGCTGTTGTTTCCAGCCACACGAATGAATCAGCTACTATGGTCGCATCATTGAATGACGTTACATCTGATCCTGTGGTTTGACTGGTAGTTGTTGTCCCACCGGTAACGGCTTCAGCACCAGCAGCTGATCTGTCGGTGCCGTGGCGAATAGTCCAGGATACACTTGGTGTTGAGCCCCTAACTACCGCTCTTATTTCTGTAATAGTAATCGCCGCGTTGGTAAAGAACATAGATAAATCTTCTGTTGACGTAGGCGACTCTATGGTTATTGACTTGCTTAGGATGGAGCCATAACCATCCAAATCTTTAATTACAGATTGCAACGCAGTAGAGTGCTGAGAGTTGTGCTCAGACACCGTTACGTCGCTAGCATATCCATCCAATGCTACTCTAACTGACTGTATGGCTACGCTAATTTGATTATGATGCTCGGCTTCTGTTTGATCTAGCCCGGTTATAGCAGTATCATATCCATCCAACTCTTTTATGATAGTTTGTATAGCATCAGCTGTTGAATTCTTATTTTGTAAGAAGGTCCCCTCGCTTACACCACTTGATACAGCAGTAGTGTATCCATCCAAGTCCTTACGAATAGTCTGTATAGCTGCAGATAGCTGCGAATGATGCTCTGATTCTGTTTGATTGAAACCAGTTATCTGTGTCTGATAACCATCCAGGTCCTTAAGAACAGTCTGTATAGCCGCAGACACCTGTGAATGATGTTCTGCCTCAGTAACGACTGATGCGAAGTTAGAACCCGAATATCCATCAAGATCCTTTATGATAGTTTGTAAGGCAGTATTAGTTTGGGCGTTATGCTCAGATACAGTTTGGTCTAAACCAGTAAGGTCAGTTGCCAAAGCATAACCATCCAAATCCTTAACTATGGATTGTATAGCCCCTTCGATACCCGACAAGTCTCTTTGATCATTATAACCGTCTAACTCTTTTATAATAGCTTGTAGGGCTACATTGGTTTGCGAATTGTGTTCTGATACAGTTTGACCCAGACCGTCTAGTTGAGACTGATAACCATCCAGGTCTTTAAGAACAGTTTGTATAGCTTGTGAAACCTGAGAGTGGTGCTCTGCCTCTGTGACAACTGAAGCAAAGTTACTACCATCGTAACCATCCAAATCCTTCAATATGGATTGGATAGCCGTAGATAACTGGGAATGATGCTCACTTACGGTTTGGTCACTGGCATACCCGTCCAGGTCTTTTACTATGGACTGTATAGCACCTTCAATACCAGATAGATCCCTTTGATCATTATATCCGTCTAACTCTTTTATGATAGTTTGTATGGCACCTTCAATTCCCGAAAGGTCACGTTGATCGTTGTAGCCGTCCAAATCTTTAAGAATGGTTTGTATAGCTGTGGATACTTGTGAATGATGTTCAGCCTCAGTTTGAGCGGAAGCAAAGTTAGCTCCCGAGTAGCCGTCCAAGTCTTTCAGTATAGTTTGTATAGCCGCAGAAATCTGAGAGTGATGCTCAGCTTCAGTTTGTATAGCACCACTGAGATCAGTTGTTAAGGCATACCCATCCAAATCTTTCAGAACAGTTTGTATGGCTGATTCAATGCCACTTAAATCGCGTTGGTCATTATAGCCGTCCAGCTCTTTAATGATAGTTTGAATAGCATCTGCTGTGGAGTTTTTATTCTCTAAGAATGTGGTCTCACTTACACCCGCTTCCGCTGAAGTAATATAGCCATCCAAATCTTTAAGTATGGTCTGAACAGCGCTGGATATTTGTGAATGATGCTCTGCTTCTGTTTGAGCACTGGCGAAGTTACTGCCACTATATCCATCCAAATCTTTTAATATGGTTTGAATAGCCCCGGTGACCTGAGCATTGTGTTCTGCTTCTGTTTGTATAGCTCCGGACACTACGCTGGATAAAGCGTAGCCATCCAAATCCTTAACTATGGACTGTATAGCCGTATTAGTCTGAGCGTTATGCTCACTTACAGTTTGATCTAAACCAGTAAGGTCAGTAACCAGCGCGTAGCCATCCAAGTCCTTAAGGACAGTTTGTATGGCGTCAGCAATCCCGCTTAGATCTTGTTGGTCATTATACCCATCTAGCTCTTTAATGATGGTTTGTATAGCACCTTCTAATCCAGAAAGGTCACGTTGATCATTATAACCGTCTAACTCTTTTATGATGGCCTGAAGGGCTACGTTAGTTTGCGAGTTATGTTCGCTTACAGTTTGGTCTAAGCCAG